GTAACTGCACCGGGGCCATGAGAAGGCGATAAAGCCTTATCATTAAACCGGTACAGAACAGACTGGCAGTGACGGCGAGCGCTGTCAAGCAAGCGAGGAGACTGCCCAGATAGGGAGCCTCCAAACCGCCCAACAGTATAATTAACTTCCAAGAAGGCCTTGAAGGCTTTATCGGTAGTTTCATTGTCATGTGTAACTTCGGCTTTATAGCAGAACAGCAAAAGCTGTCGAAGATATCGCAGTTTAACTGGGTCCACAACGGAACCAGCTGCGAGTCTCCTCAACCATACCGGAAACATATCGAGATCAGGCTCACGCCCGACCTCAATACACTCTAGTATGTGCTTTTCTAGCTTTGGAGCCTCAGTTAGGCACCATTGCAAGCCCTCATAAGACCCTCGTATTTCAGAGAGACCAGAGAGACTAGCAATATCTGCTAGCAGGCTAACGTATGTATGTTCTATAACGTGCATATTACATGGGTTACCACGAAGCCTGGCTGTGATATATAATAATCACAGCCAGATATCCGACTGTGACTACATATTCAATCTGAGAATAAACAACAGAGTAATCTCAATAGAGACTTACTTCTCGTTGTTCAGTATGTTAACGACAAGATTCGCATCCGCAACAGCAGCCTTAAACGTAGCGACAACATTGTCGATTTGCGCTTGGGTAGCTGTTCCTGGAACTGCGATGACGAAGTATGCAGAAGTAACAATACTCTGCAACGATGCGTCAATGTCGGTACGATCAATCCGCCCAGTATACCTCTTTCCAGCAACTTTCGTTGCTGAATCGACGTAATCCTGCGATTTGATTATCAACTTATCGGGCGTATTAACGCCACGAGTAGTTGACTGACGTTCAGAGAGTTCCTTCAAATCGAAGGTTTTCTTGAACACGATTGAATTGAATGTCAAGTCGGCATTCATGCTTAGTGGTATTTTATTGTTGACTATTATGAAACCGTCTTTCTCAAGACGAGATCATAAGATGCGACTACTTCTCGACCCTTTAGCACATAGCGACTTACCTCGAAAGGCAAATCGCTAAAACTATTGGGCAGATTAATAGCCGCACAGGTGGACTCACCGGAGAGATACAATCTCTCAGTTCCTACTGGAGCTAATATAGCGCTAGCAGGATGAGCCCTATTGCTGGAATGATACTTAAGAAGGCGTTTGAAATCCTTCTTAAGTTGTATGGAGTCGGCCCTCTTAGGCTTACCATGAGATGTTTTGTTCGAAGCTACTTGACGTAGCACGTCCTTGACATCATCTAAATAGCCCATTTGAATAAGTTGGAAAACTTTGTTCATTTGAGCTAGGCTAGTTACAGAGAGGCCGGTTATACCGAATGCTGACATGAAGTCCGCACACAGTTGACCGACCGTTAAACCGACTTGTTTATTATTAGTTGGCATATGCCTCCTATTGATAGACTAACATTCCAACACGCACTACGCGCGGCGTAAAGGCCCTATGCGGGCCAATTGCTGAGCGATCAAGGCAGCCGAAATGGCAGCTTGATTTTTTCCGAAGTGCGGTGACCAACGCAGCAAAGACTGCTGCGCTGTCACTGGGATTCTCTCGTAGTGTGAGAACTCACCCGAGCCTAGAGACCTGTCGAAGAATATAGATCCATCACACGGCGAACGCCGTGTGTAGAAAATATCCGTCGCCAGTTTATAGGTAAAGGACCTTGTAAAGCTAATGACTTGGTAAGGCTCTGCCTTAACCACTTTATCAAGAGCATCAAGAGATCCTTTCAAATCAACAAACCAATCTACCACGAAAGAAAATGGAATTTTCTCCCATGCTAGCCTGGCTGGTGATGTTGCAAACCGACTCATGAATAAGTCCGCCTTCGTAAAGAAGGAGGTCATAAACGGAGTCACATTAGGTTTGACCACAAGGACATACCGAACCTCAGGTTGCTGCACTATGCGGCCCTGAGTCATCCAGACTGCCACCGTATAGCCATTAATGACTGTAGGTGCAGTTTCTGAATCGTCAAAACTACAAGACGCGATAGCATGACTGCTAAAGCGCTTGGCGTCGTTGGCGGCATGTCGTTTTACGTCGTTAACCAACTTAGGCATATAGCTATGGATAGCTTCGAAGTCAGAAAGTAAGGGGGCAACCCCAAACTTCCAGGCTAAGAAACTACCTGACGCTGTTTTCATCAACGGTCTAACCTTGTTCCATAATGGAACCTGCTTAACAGCAATACGAGGCAGCAATTTGCTAGCCTCATTTACTGAGTGAAGGGTCGTATTTTTAGATACGATCTTCGCTAGGGCAGGTAACGTAAGAACAAGTGACTTAATCGATGGCCATATTTGGTTACCTTCAACTATGTCGAGAAGAACGTCAGCTTTGAGCTGCCGCGCTTTCTCCAAGACTCCAGCCTTTAGCTGGGCCTCGTTGAAGGACGATGTATTCATTGACCAGTGTCTAGGCATCGATATATCAGAAGATGTATCGAATGTGGCGAAGTAATCTACACCGAAC